GATAGATACCACGAAGGACAAATTAAAAGCGCTCCAATTTTAAAAGATAGTAATAATGAAGGTGGACTTTTAGGTGATCAATTAATTTTGTGTCCAAGAGATATTTATCGTCCTGAGATCAAAGCAATTTATATAGATAGTTTAGGATCACATTTACATAATCACTTTGCATATTATTATAGAACAGATCAATCTGATGAAGCTAATGAAAATAAAATTGTTGTTGTTGGAAGAGAAATACCTGAGCTTGAAGATTTAGGTATGGAAACTATGCAATACTTTTTTGGAATTTTAAAAATAGAAAAAGGAAAACAATTAATAATTAATCCTGAGCCAAGTGCAGAGAAAAAAATATTAGCTCAAGGTCCATTTAATTTTATAGC